TGGCTTGAGACGCGGCAAACTCAAGCCAGTTTATGAGTTTTTTGTTTGAGTAGCCTCTTTCTCAATGCTGGTTCCCGACAAAATTTCCAGACTCCGATTACAGAACCTTACGAAAGCCGGGACCATTGTTATGAGTTTATATTTATTTTCCACCGTGCAGGGGATAACCTTTTTATCCTTACCTTTGATGGTCCAATCGGTAATAGCGTTATCCCAAAACTCCATTGACTGCGCCTTTTCCTGGTCTGACGTTTGATCGTAGGTGACTACGATTTCCATCGCTCTTGTTTCGGGATTCCGTACAGGGTTGTTGACTTTCTTCCCCTTGTATTTATCCCGCATGAGCCTCATGGTTTCAGCGTCCGGCTGCTTAAAGCAAATCTTCTCGTCAGCGGATGGATCCACATCCAACCATTCAATACTTCCATCAGCTTTATTGACAACGGAATCCTGATACGGAAACCACTCACCTACGCCTAATTTTTCAAGATCAAACATGAAACGCTTCCTTTCGCCCTCGGCGGGCAAGCGCAATTAAGCGCCAGTTAAATTGTTTAGGTCAAATACATGAAAGCGCCAGAGACTTTTCCTTCAAAGGAAGTCTTAGCCATTCCATTTCTGTCTGCGTCAACTTTACCAGCGGAGGTCATCAGAATATTTCCCGATGTCCCTACATGCAGATAAGATGTTGAATTGATCCAGAACAGAAGTCCGCTTGTCGTGCTTCCGTTCAACTTGGTTCCATTGTTGACAGCGTTTTGTAAAGTCGTCTGCTGCGGATCAGTAGGATCGTAGGAAACATCAGTTAAACTGATTGTCCCGCCGTCCGCTGAACCGAACTCAAAAATATCAATGTCAACGCCAAATTCTGAAGCGTCAACGGTTTTGCGAGTAGCACCCGAAATTGAGTATTTACCCGCGCCTAAAATTTTCGATGTGACTCCCAGTGTGACACGTTGGAAGCTGCCCGATAAGGTTACTGCTCTGTCTGCCATTTTTCATTTCCTCCTTAATTTTTGTTGCTATTTGATTTGAGGCAAAGAAAAAGGGGCGGACAAGTAGAAGTGTAGGCTCCTACAAGCCGTCCCTTAAATCTTTCTTGCGTTCCTGATTGTCTGGCCGGACTTTCAGAAAACCTCAAATTTTAAATTATGCTACTTTTATAGCCCTCTCCATATTCTGCTGATGCTCTTTTTGTTTCATACTTCTGTAAAGTAAATTCGTTTTTCTGTTGACTACCATTGTGGTTAAATGTCCACATTCAAGAGATGTATCGACAAATATTTTATATCCGGCTGCTTGTAACTTTTGGCAAAACAAAATATCTTCACCGATAATCCTTCCTGTCCCTTCTTGCTTTTTAAATTCAAACCACGGATAGGGTATCTTGCGGAATACATCCATGTCATACATTAAGCACCCGCCACCCGTAGCGTCCACTTCAACTAAAGAGCCTTCTTCCCATTCATCAATAGGTTCATATCCGTTTGTTCTTTCGTCAACCTCTTGAATCTTTAACATCAAAGAATCAAACGGCGGATAACGACGATGTACTCTACAACCGACAACCGGAAGTTTATGAGACAATAGTTGAGGGATAGTATTTACGGGGTAGATTTGGTCTGTGTCCATAAAAATACCATGAGTGCACCCCTCTTTTAATGCCTGTTCCACGCAATTATTCCTTAATGCCTCGATTCCACCATTATCCGCATGAATGAAAACATGAGTCGGCTTTTCCATGAGAGCATATGAATAGAAAAAGCTCGAAGGTACTTGCGGGAAACTCAGTGGAATCATAATAGCCAATGAAAAATTACTTATCTTCATGCCGCCGCCTTTCTGTCTAAAAATACTTGAATATCATCGGACATTAAAAGAGGTATCGCTTCTCTTATTACTTCCTCATCCCAATCCCACCATTTTAATTCTAACAATAATTTAATTGCGTCATGGCTGAATCTATATTTTTTAAATTCTGCCGGATTACCCGCAACCATCGTATAAGGTTTTACATCCCTCACGACAACACTACCAGCCCCGATAATCGCCCCGTCACCGATAGTTACACCCGAAAGGATAGTTACATCAGCCCCTATCCAAACATCGTTTCCTATCGTAACGTCGCCCTTTGAAACTTGATAATCTGGTATATCAGGACTGTCGGGGAACAAGGCCGAAAACGGGAATGTCGAAATCCAATCACCTCTATGATTACCGCCCAAAATAACTTTGCATCCCTTAGCAATAGAACAAAACTTCCCGATAGCAAGAGTTGCATTTTCAATAAATGAAACATCTATGTCACCATCAGAATAAGAATATTTTCCCCAGGCAATGGGTTCGTTTTCTGACGCGATAGCCTGTTGCTGCCAGAAATTCGCACCCCATTTTTTTGCAAGATGTTTATCGTTTCGTTTGCATATTTCATCATAATTAACCAGACCGGCTTTTTCCATATCGCTGAAAGTCTTTGAGCCTTCATGGTGAACGTATGTATCAAGGGCGATACCTACCTTGTGACCTTTTTCACGCGCCTTTAAACAAAAGTCTATTTCCTCGCCTGAACAGGGCCAGAGGCTTTCATCAAATTCGCCAAGTTCATCAAAGAGAGACTTTTTAAAAGCCATGCAGAATCCAATGACATAATTGACTTCCTCTATTTCTCCTTCCATTTCTTGAGCAAGATAAGCCGCTTCTTTGTTCAGTTCTTCAATGTTGTTATAAGAAGGAAGCTGAACTCTTTGCAGGCCTGCACAATAATTTGTCACCGGAGCGACAATAGAATATTCGCCCAGGTTCATCGCCAATTTATACGCCCAACGAGGGGTCACGATCACATCGTTATTCAATAGGATGATTATGTCGCCTTTGGCCTCTCTAATCCCCTGGTTGACCGCTTTCGGAAAGCCTAAGTTTTCTTCATTCCGGATTATCTTAATTTCAGTAAATCCAGAAAACGGCGGCTTAATCGGTGGAATTGAACCGTTATCAATAAGGATAATCTCGCAATCCTGCGTATGCTCAAGAACGGATGCAAGGCATTCTTGCGTCATGTCGTGTTGGTTAAAAATAGGGATAATAATTGAAATCATTTCTCTCTTTATTTCTCCCTTCTCATTAATTCTTTCTTTGCCGCAGCTTTTGTTTCTTTGTTTGGCGGACTGCTTGATAAAAATTGCACATACCATGTTGGCAATTCAGCCCACGGCAACAACTTTCCATCTTTATAAAAAATACTACAATCCATCGACTTTCCTTTCCTAACTTAAAGAAGTTAGCACTTCAAAATCAACCGCCCAATGTTTTACTTTCTGCAAACCATCAACCGTTGTTACTTCATCAATCATTGTCGTTAAATTCTGTTCACGCATCCAAACCAGAGAATTTCCGGTTATCGTCAATGAGCATTCATCAAACAAAGATTTTAAATCATTATACATGGTGGCTATTCCCGTTGCGCCAGACGATGATGAAAACAACGAAAACTGAATTAATGTATTTGTATAATGCTCTGTAAATGTCTTTTCCGGAACGGCAGACACGATAGAATAAACTACATACGGAAATTCACAATTATCCGGGGCGCGGTCTAAATAAATCCGCCCGCCAACGTCCGTATTTAAAGCGGCTCCTGTTATCTTGCTTGCTAGGGATGTTAAGAGATTGTTCATTTCTTATCGTTCCAATTAGATAACCAAAGAGCCTTCTGAAAATAACATGGATTATTGCGATCGTATCCGACAATCCATTGCTCTCCAAATTTATGTATTTTCTCTTCTTCTTTTTGCATTCTGGTCACGCGTGTATCGGTCAACTCAAACCTTTTGAAAATCGCAGGAAATTGTTTCGCTCCGTCTTTTTCAACAAAGAATTCAGCATCCACAGTAACAAATCCATCGCTAGGGATATTTATTCTTAAGCTTCGACAATGCCTGATTCCTAGCGCCTCTGCAATTTCCATCCCTATTTCACTTCCAGTAACCCTCATTCCTGTATCCTTTCCCTTTCGGCTATTTCGCCTCTTTCACCGTGATATCCAAATACTTCATAAGCCCCTCTCGTACTTCAATCGGCGGACCGATAATCGCTTGATAATTATTTCCCTCTTTCATCCTCCATGAACCGCGAACGTCTGTGCGATATTGTATTCTCCAGTTTGATATCTGGATTCCCGTTGTGGCCATAGCCTGAACAGCCTCATCGCTTCTATGAGGCGTTTTCTTTCCCCACACCGTCGCGATATCGCTATATGTCGTAACCGCCGCACCCATGGCGTCCTTGGCTATTGTTGGGCATTGAAGGGTTACTCGTCTATCAAATTGACTCGGAGATGTTCTCAAAATTCACCCCATAGTCGATAGTTATTTAGTAAATTCATTATTGCCGGTTTTAAAACTTCATTCCGGTCGCCGTGATAATAGGCATCTTCCGCCGCCAACTTGACTGCCCTTTTAAGATTCTTCGGGATGCTTGCCGCTGCTGTCCAACCACAAACAAATTCAATGGTGATCGGATTTGAAGGATAAAGACTGTCTGTCGGCCATGATACATCATCCGGTAAAACGATTCGGCCTATTCCCTCGCCGTTTGTCTCGACAAGGTAATCCGTTGTCACGGTCATGGTTGTTTCCGTGCCATCTGAATCTTTATATTTGATCGAGGTCACGCTTGCCAGATTTCCAAAGGGAATCTTGATAAAATCCTCATCAGGAAACTCGTCAAGGTAGGCATACCATGTCTGAGTAAGTAAAGCCCTTCGTGTGATATTTTCGACCATTTCCCGCGCTTCAGTAATCAAATCGGTTAAATTATCGTCATCCGCCGTTACTGCTGAATTGACAATAATATCAGCGCCGAACTCACACGCGGCGACAAGAACTTTCGCCACTACTCGAATATAAGCCTTTGTTCCCGTATATGCCTTTTCCTGAATGGCATTGTCGTTTGCAGAGGTGACTTGTGTAAACGCTCCGCCAGTCCAGTCTGTCCATGTCGCGTTGTCATCTGACTCTTGAATTTTTGCGTCAACCGTTCCACTCGCGCCCACAGGTCCGGCGTTAAGATTGACAATAACAGTTTTCCCACTTACGGCTACGCCCGTGCCCGCGTGCGTAGTGTAATTATTAGCGATAGCATGACTACCCGGCAATATACTTTGATAGGTAATAATATCACCGGCAAAAGTTTCACTATCGAGCTTAAGGTGTGCTTTTAAAGTCGACAAATCAATAGGTTCTATACTTGGAGGAGTCTTGAGTACAACTTTCATTGATATGCCCTCCCGACATGGTTGACAACATTTCTAATTGTTGAATGTGAACAATTAAATTGTTTCGCTAATAAAGCATGGGTTGCGTTGCCGGACCCGTAAATTTCCCTTATGGTTTCACACTGCTCATTGGATAACGCTGCCCGTGCATAAGCCATTTTATTAGTATGCTCTTCAGTATGAATTTTCCCTATATGCGCTTTTGATAATTTTATTTTTGTTTCTTCAGTATGGGGTTGTCCAAGCCTTGACTTATTCCCTTTGTTTGCTCTTGAAATCTTTCTTTTAGTTTCTTCTAAGCATTGGCGACCCAAACAATTTTTATTTCCTTTTAGTGCTCGACTGATTTTTATTTTTCTTTCTTTTGTGAAAATTTGTTTCTTGCTTGATTCTCCGATTTTTGCCTTACATTCTGCGGTGTGCCGATAACCCAATGCGAGAATATTCCCAACCATTCTCTGCCTATATTCTTTAATCTGCTCTGGCGTAAGATTTGGAGCAACCCCTTTCTTTGCTTCAGATATTCGTGTTCGCGTTTCCGAAGAATGGACCATCCCTAAGTTTGATCCGGCTGTCGGGACTATATTGAATCGACACTCTTTATCTAGCTTCCATATCGTATCGAGATAATGTTGCTCTCTGTTGATGAGATTTTCTTTATTGCACAATTCAAGGACAGAGAAACAAAATGCATCCCTTCCATACTTGTTCCACGCGTTTTGAAGACGTGAATTTCTATGTTTTCCGAGCGACAAATCTGAAAAGTGCTGCACTTTTCGACCGATCAAATTAACGGCGCTACCGATATAAACCTTTCCTGTCGGCTTGCAGAGGATTTGATATATCCCGCTTTCCCGTTTTCGCTTCTCTTCTGCCAACGTGATCGGTTCTAATGTCGGAGCGGTTTTTAATACGCAAATCATAGTAAGTCCTTAAATGCTTGCTAAAGTTATCAGCCTGTCTATTTTTTTAGTTACGTCAACTTTGTATGAATCCAACATTGACAGATAAGTTTCAAATACCGGCTTGTCGGTTTCAATATATCCCGTTAAGACAACGGCAATAACGGCGTATTTATCCGGTAACTGCTTTGAGATTTCGAGTATCAAATCATCGTAGGTGACTTTACCATTTAGGAATGTTTTGATTTTGTTCAGCGCATCAATAACCGGCGCTTTGTAGCTGGGGTTGTTCTGAAGTGCTAAAACAAAGGCCGTATCAGTTGCCACATTGACAGACGTTGAAGCATTAAGTCCGGTACAACCGGTAATGAATGCCAATATTAATATTGCTGCAAATATCTTTTTCATAATTTCTCCTTTTAAGGTGCTGTTAAAATTTCTCTATCTGCTTCAGCATTGGCAGCAGACATAGCGAATTTTCTTACTCCGTCATACCAAAGGTTGGCCCGCCACTTCCACATTCCATCCTCAATGCAAATGTCCCGTAAATAACAATCAGCGATAATCCGGTTATGCTGACCAATTAAATCTTCCCTCATTAATTGATAAAGAGCGTCGTGTACCAAAGAGCCTCTAAAAGTAGAGTCAGTGTCAATTGTTGGTCCAGATGCACCATCCCAGGCATAACCTTTTTTAATATCTAAAAGTCCATCTGGTGTGAGTCTTATAAAATCAAGGCAAATATCATAACCGGTAATGGTGGTCTGCAAGGGTTTACCGTTTGTTGCTGAGTAATCCTCATACAGTTGATATTTATAACCGGAAGTATATTTTATTTTATCGCCTTTCATCGCGCCCTCGCTCGCTTAATTCATTTGTGATCCTTTGTATGTCCTCTTTAATTTTGTCACTAAGTTGAAATATCTGCCTGCATGATTCATCTAAAAGATAAGATGAAAACAAAACGCTTAACATTGTAGTAACGAGCACTTTTTTAATCATCATCCAACCTCAATTAATTCGGCGATTTCTTCTGGTCTTTCCAGCTTCCCATCATCTGTGCCAGGGGGATCACCACCTAATTGTTTCCAATACAATGATTTTCTGATTCCATCGGCGGCATCTTCCCATCGTCCGGTATTGATAGCCGCTACTGTATTGACAAAATGACCAGTACGATGCTTGCCAATATTAAAAACAAAGTCGATTAATGCCATTTTCCGATTCAGGGATATGTTGTCCCATGTAGGAAATAAATCTAAGCAATCTTTAATAGCGTTTGAGACTGAAATATTTAAAAGAATGTTGATCATGTCGTCGGTTATTTCGCCGTGCTTCTTCAGGTAATCAGCAATGGTTTTAGGCAGAGGATTAGCGTCCATGTTCCAACCAACACCGATTGTGTTAGCTCCCGCCGGACATTTATAAGGCTTCTTTCTTCGGCCTTCATGTCGCTCAATAAATGACTCGATACTTTCTTTCATATTATTTCACC